AGGGGCCCAGCGTCGTTGGTCTTGTAGGTGTCCGAGATCCACTTCGGGTAGCGGTCGGGGGTGACGTCCGCGATCTTGTCGCTCTTGTAGCGACCAGATTTCACTCGGCGCTGAAACTCACCCCACGGGATGACGGATGCCTCGAGCCAGTAGCGGATGTCGTCCGGGTCCCGGACCGTCTGGTCAAAGAACACGGCACCGGGCTCGAGGACGCGCACCATCGGGCGGTCTTCCTTCGCGTTCCAGCCCACCTTGAACACGCCACGCTTGCAAAGGACCGCGTCGATGAGAGCGGTCGCTGCACGACGGCGCATGTTGTTGGAGTCGAACACGTACTCCATCAGGCCATTGACCAGGGGCACGGCAGCCTGGCTCTCCTTGTTGCGCGGGTTGGCTGCGACCTGCGGGTTGGGGCCCAGGAGCGCGCTGACCGCCGTGTCGGCGATGGCGTAGATCATGTTCTTCGAGCAGAGGAAGCTCGGGATGGCACCGTCCGCCAGGTTCACGTCGTTGCGGGACGTGTAGAACTCGCCGCGGTAGTACCGACGCGCCTTGTCGAAGTTCTTCTTCTCGACGCGCTCGTAGTAGCGGCGATGGCGGTCGATGAGGTTCGCGAGGTTCATGTCCACTCCCTGGCAACGGGCTTGAAGGGGTTGCGCGATGAGGCGCGCTCTTGATTCTTGAAGCGGTCGAGGTCCGCTATGGTAACCCGGGGACCGTCTCCCTGCGGGTAATCGGTCGTCTGGACCTGCACTTGCGGCTCATCTGAGGTGAACCGACGACGGCTGAGAATGTCCGCTGCCATGACGGCAGTTCGGGCCAAGTCGAAGTGATGCGTCGTGCCGTCACTGTTCGACGCGCGCTTCGTCCGGCTGCCGTCGTAGTTCTTCAGCTGGTGGAGCAGCGTCTTCGACTTGATGTTGAGGTCGCCTTCCCGGAGCATCCGGACGAGACGAGCTTCGCCTTCCTGGACGCGCTTCTCGGTTGCATACCAACCAGGGTGGTTGCGGTCAGTCCACAGGAGGTTCTTCGCTCCCTTGTCCTTGAGCATGGCGATGCACGCTGCGGCGTTGGACTCGACTGCCAGGAGCGCGCCGTTGAAGAAGCGCTGGAGCTTCAGCAGTCGCTCGGCGAACTTGCCTGGGTCCTCTCGTCCTTCCCAGACCGCGACCTCTCGACGCTCGACCGCGTCCCACACCGTGACGGCGCTGTTGTCACCGACGGAGCCGAAGCCTGCGGGGTCGCCGCAGATGAGGTAGCTGCGACCGCTGACGGGGCGCTCCAGCAGCGACGCGCCGCCGGGCACAGGTTCAGGAGGAGCAACGGACGTGAGCAGGCAGCGCTCCAGCGCCTCGAGCGGCATGACGGGGTTGCCGCCACCGAGCCAACCATCGAGCTCGTGCGACGGGTACTTCGAGGTGAAGAGACGCTCGTCGTTACCCATCTCCGTCTCGAGAGACAGGCGTCGGAAGGCGATGTTGTGAAGGTCCATCTTCTGGTGGCGCTTCATGTACTCGAGCTCGGTGTCGGTCGGCTTCAGCCCGACGGGCTCAGCACGACAGCTGGGGTCCAGCCACCACTCGAGAAACACAGGATGGAAGCGGCCCTTTCCCTCGAGCGCGTTCTGCCACATCGTCTCGTGGTGGCTGCCTGCCGAACCAGGCGTCGACTCCAGGATGACGCGAGCGTTCTTACGCTTGTTGACCGCGGGGAAGATGTTCGCGGCTGCCTTGCGCTGCCACTGTGCTTCACCGAACTCGGTGATGAGCAAGCGGTCGATGGAGCGTCCGACGGCCGGAGACTTGCCGCCCGCGGTGAGGACCTTGATGCCTCCACCGTGGACGAAGTGGATCTGGGTCGTGCCCGGCTTCCGGCCTGCTTCCGTCGGAACCTTCACGTCATCGGGCAGGTTCTTGTAGGCGAACAGGATGCGCTCAAAGATGTCCTCGGCGGTGTCCTGGCGTTCAGCGATGAGCACGCCCTTCACGCCTTCCAGGTACATGCAGTCCCGGAGCAGCAGCATGACGCTCGGCGTGGTGATCTTCGCCTGCCGGAACTTGTCGCAGAGCACCCAGCGATGGTCCGCACACGCCTGGAGGAACTTCATCTGGATGTTGGTCGGTTCGAGGTAGCCGATGCTTTCGTCCTCTCGAACGATCTGGCACATCGACACGAAGGCCCAGGGCGTGCTGAACATCGCCTCGACCTTCCGCATGTTCATGCCTGGGTACGATGCGAGCTGTGCACCGCCCGGTAGACTTGCAGGCGCAGTCACGATAGGATGGTCCTCGTACCCATGCTAACACGGTATGGGTCGGAGGTCACATGATCAGCAACGACGTGAAGAACACCACACGCTCCGATCTTCGTGGCGGCAACGCCGGGATGAAAGAGACGGCGAAGCAGGCCCCGACGGGCGACAACTTCAGCCGCGACTTCCGTCGTCAGATGCTGAAGCAGCTCATCGTCGACCGCATGGCCGGGCCCAAGTAGTCATGGCTGACACCAGCTTCAAGCCGCCACCGTCTGTCGCAGCAGCCGCGGCTCGCGGGCTGATGCTGCGCCGCAGCCAGGCCCCATCCCAGAAGGCGGGCCTGGACACGAAGCAAGCATCTGCCCAGGGTATCGGTTCAGGTGTTCAGCGTGCTGCGAACCTGAAGTCGGGTGCGTCGCTTTCCGAGTCGACGGTGCGCCGGATGAAGAACTACTTCACGCGCCACGCCAGCAACTACAAGCTCGACCCGGGCAAGTCCCCCAAGGAAGACAAGGGGTATGTGGCGGGCCTCTTGTGGGGCGGAGACGCAGGTCGAGGTTGGGCGAACAACCTCGTGCGCCGCCTGGACTCTCGTCGCAAGGGAGGAGGCTGATGGACAAGCGTGAGACGTTGAAGCAGGTCTACTCTGACCCGGGGCTCCGTGAGAGCATCAAGTCGCGCATCATGGCTAGCGGCAAGGGTGGTGCCCCGGGCCAGTGGTCCGCGCGCAAGGCGCAGATGGTCGCCCAGGAGTACAAGGCCAAGGGCGGAGGCTACGAGAGTGGCCCGTCCAAGGAGCAGAAGAGCCTCAAGCGCTGGACGAAGCAGGACTGGACGACGCCGTCTGGCAAGCCCAGCACCCAGGGACCGAAGGCCACGGGCGAGGTCTACGCGCCCAGGAAGGCCATCGAGAAGCTCCGCTCGACCTCGGGCGGCATGGCCAGGCTCGCGCGTGCGACGGCAGAGAAGCGCGCTGCGACGAAGAGCGGTAAGCAGTTCGCCAGTCACGGTCTCCACAAGGGAGCTGACCGTTAACGTGAACCCTCTCACCCTCTCCCTCTAACTCGAAAGAATCTTCGTGCAACCCCTTGCACGAGAATAACCACTGCGGTATCTAGAACACGCACCCCTCCAAGTGCATCGGGTAGCCCGCAAGGGTCCGTAGCTACGAAGAGCGGGCAGGCGCAGCCCCAGAACCTCAACCGTTCCTTCAACCTTGCCGGGTTGGAGTCGCTAGCGCGTCTGCCCCCGGCTACGGAGTGCCCAATGGCTATCTCTACCGAAATCCTGAACACCACGTTCGCGGACCTCCGCGGCCCCCTGATCAACTCGTTCATCCGCTCGAACGAGCTCCTCGACGCGCTCATGAGCAAGGCCCGCATGCCCTCCGAGGGCGGCAGCCTCATCGAGCGTTCCTTCGCTGGCGGCGCTCCGGCCCGCGGCGTTGGCGTGTTCGTTGGCGACGAGCTCCTCAACATGACGCGCCGTCAGCAGACCAAGCGCTTCCAGGTTGAGCCGCACCGCATCGTCGCGGCGATCAACATCCCGAAGAAGGAACTCCTCTTCAACAGCGGCAAGCTCGCTGTCATCCGCCTCATCGAGGAGTACCCCCAGACCACGCTCGAAGGCGCGAAGGCTGACCTCAACAGCTTCCTTCTCACCGGGCAGAGCCGCGGTCTCGTCTTCCAGACGGCCGACCTCGCGGGCTTCCTGAGCCTCAACGGCGACTTCGGCGCGGGCTCCGGCACGGGCGTGACGAACGGTCTCCTCGACTTCCAGGCGATTGGTTCTCAGAACCAGGTCGTCCAGAACGTCCAGAAGAGCTCGGCGTACTACCACTTCAACCAGTACAACAACATCACCAGCTGGGCCACGGACGGTCTCCCCACCCTCCGCAAGACCTACCGTCAGTGCGCCCACTACGCGGGTGGCATGGGCAAGGGTCCCGACCTGGTGGTCATGGACGACGACACCTACACGAACTTCGAGGACAGCCGTCTCTCGCTCGTTCGCGTGACGCTCGTTGAGGACAAGACCGAGAAGAGCAACACCCTCGGCCTCGACCTCGGCGTCGCCAAGGTGTACAGCTCCATCGACCTCAACCGTCTGGCCACCAGCTTCGGCGCAGCGGCCCAGAACGGCGTCACGTACATCCTCAACACGGACTTCCTCGAGATGCCTCTCATGGAGGCCCCGAGCATCACTCCGTTCACCGAGCGCGTCGGCGACCAGGACGTGGTCACGGCCATCTTCTCGATGCAGGGCAACCTCATCTGCACGAAGACCCCGGCTCAGGGCTGCGTCACGGGTGGCGCGGTCTGATCCAGGCTCGGTAACCTCAACCTCAAGGAGACTCTCACATGGCTTCCGCAAACAACATGGTCTTCGGCAACGACGTCAGCGTTGTCGACACCACGCAGGTCTACCCCCTCGGCACCGAGCGCCTCGTCCTCGCGTCGCAGTCCGGTACGGGCAGCGACCAGGTCTGGCGCTACATCTGGAACAACACGGCGTCCGCCCTCACCCAGGGCCAGGTCGTGATGGCCACCGCCCTCACCCTGAGCGCGGGCAACGGTGCGCTCGCCACCCAGGACGTCCCCAAGCTTCGCGTTCTCGGCGTGGCGCAGACCTACACCACGGTGGGCAGCTCGGCGACCACGCTCGGCCCGGGTGCGTACGGCTGGGTTCTCGCGCACGGCTACGGCTCGGTGCTCACCGCGGCCGCTGGCGTGGCGGGCGACTCCACCATCGCCGTCAGCGCGACGGCGGGTTCGGTCTACGCGAGCCCGGCTCCGGGTAGCGCGACGGCGGCGCAGGCCAACGCCCTCGCGGTCATCGGCTACAACCACGTCGCGACCGCGGCGGCGGCTGTCGTCACGACCGCCTGGATCGACTGCCGCTGATTGTAGCGGGTCCGGCGTAACCGGATAGGAGGCGGGCATGGACACTTCTCTTGGGGCGCTCCGTGCCCGCCTCTTCAGCTTTCGCTCGTGGGACTCAACTGGTCCCACACTGAACGCTCGTGTCAACGAGGCGATCAACTCCGCGCTCGAGCGCGTGTCCGGCGATGTGCCGGAGGCTGTCGTTCCTGACGACGAGCACGTTGTCCTCCAGAAGGACGCGGTTGGAACCGACGCCACGGTGGCGGCCCGCATCCGGACTACGTCGGATACCCGGGTCCTGGAGTTCACGGACGAGAGCAACGCTCCGTTGACTGTGACGAGCCCGTGGGTTCCCGACACGACGGGGACCTTCGACGGCATCATGCACCTCGAGTTGACCGACTCCAAGGGTGAGCGGCATCGCCGCCAGTGCCTGGAGTTCTGGATCGACAAGCCCCAGGCTCCCGCGGTGGACCGCTACTACGTCACCATCGACCGTCCCTGGGAGACCGGAACGGAAACGGGGATGCCGTTCCGCCTCCACCAGCCCGAGTTCTTCGTCACCGACGACGTGACGCGGGTGCTCGAACCCGCGCGCATCTACGACGAGACGCGCCAGCAGGTCTGGGCCATCGACACGGGTGGAGCCTACCGTCAGGACATGATCGACTGGAACGGCGAAAGCCTGGCCCGTCCCTACCGTCTCTGGCGCGGGCGGCACTTCCAGATCCCGGCACCGTCCACGGCCCCTACCGTCGCCGCCCAGGAAGGCAACATTTTGAACTGGGTCGGCCCCGAGCAGGAAGGCACGTTCACCTTCGTCTACACCTACGTCTGGGGTCGCCGCGACCTCGAGTGGCAGTCCGCTCCGGGCGGCATCCGTGACCCGCAGTGGGAGAGCGCACCGTCTCCGGTCAGCGCGTCCTTCACCCACGACACGAACAACGGCCGGGCTATCGTCCTCACCGGGACCAACATCGACGCGATGAAGGGCTTCGGCGAGGCCGCGACGCTTCGCTACAGCCGCAGTGGGATGCGCCTCCGCTTCTACGTCGCCCGGACCGCAGTTCGGACAGCGGGCGCAGGTCTTGCGGCGTTCAACCGCGTTGAGACCAACGGAAAGTACTACCTCCTCACCGAGGTAGAGCCTGTCTCTGGGACGTTCACCTGGACCGGGTCGACCATCCCGGACTACCAGCGCCCGCTCAAGCACAGCACGGGGTACTACGCCTACCTGGTGTTCCCTCACCAGGACGCCCGTTACGAGCTTGACCTGCGCGTGCAGCGACTCCCGCGGTCGCTTCTCAACGACCAGGACACGGCTCCCATCCAGCGGGATGCGGTGTTGGCGTTCGTCGAACTCTCGCTCTACTACATGTGCTTGATGGATGGCGTCGACCAGACGGGGGCCGAGCGCCACCTCGCCAGGTACAACGAGCTCGCACGACACTTCCGGAAGCGGTATGCAAACCCTGGTGGTGTAGTCGAACCTGTGCCGATCACGGGCTACCAGTCCCGATTCCGCTACGGAACTTTCCGCAACGGGACCTAGTCCACCGTGTTATACCGATGTGGCAACCCAGGAGCCCATCATGGCACAAGCCCACGTCTTTCCCCTCCCCGCCCTCGGGGACATCTTCGTCCGCAAGAACCTGAACAGCCTCGAGGAAGAGTCCATGATCCTCTCGGTCATGTTCAACCCCAAGGCCCCGGCTCTCTGGCAGGCGACGATGCAGACCAAGAACGGCATCGAGTTCGTGACCGGGGACCGCGAGCACCGCAACGTCCACGACTGGCGGCCGAAGGGCTGGGTCTACGACGACGTCAACAACAACTGGTACTCGGTCTCGGATCAGGCAAAGCTCGAGGCAGAGCGCGCGGCGGAAGCTGCCAAGGCTGCTGAGAAGGAGCCCGAGCACAAGGAAGACTTCATCGTGGCGGACGCTGCGGCCATCCCGAACGCCTTCACCAAGAAGAAGTCCGGGCTGCCCAAGGTGGACCTGCCCACCATCTAGGAGAGCGTATGGCAGGGCCCGATAACCAGAGGAACCAGCAGCTTGTCATTCCGGCCGGAGAGTCGGAGATCAGCTACACCTCCCGCGCGCTGACTCAGAAGATCATCAACTTCGAGTTCTCGGTCAAGCGGACGCTGGCGACAACCCTCGGGCCCACCATCTACGAGCCGGACCGTCCGGCCACGTCCGACCCGGCCGACGTCTTCGCGACGAGCGGTCGGTCGGGCGGCTTCGGGAAGATGCACGGCATCTTCCACACGCTGCTTCTGGGCGGCCAGGCTGACATCCTCCTGGTTCGCTGCGGGACAAAGCTGTTCCGACACGCAGGTTGGAACCGTAACTGGGAAGAGCTCTACACGGGCCTCACTGACGACTCGCGCGCAGGGACCTACCCCGACCAGTTCGTTGTGATGAACGACAAGATCATCTGGACGAACGGCATCGACGGACCGCTCGTCATCGACGCGCACGGAGCGGTCGACCCGCTGGGGTTCAACTCCGCGCCGTCGTCACCGAACGTCTACGGCCCGTCCCAGTTCGGAGACAAGCGCTTCTTCTACCCGAACGCAGGCGGCTACACCTGGCGTGGCGACATCGGCACACCGGGCGACGTGTTGAGTGGGACGTCGGGCTCTGTACTGGACGGCGCGTGGACCTACTACACCATCCTCGAGGACGTCTACGGCAACCTGTCGGCCCCATCCGCCCCGTCGAGCGTGGCGGTCATCAGGACCATCCAGGCGGACCCGGTCATCCCGGGTGACGGAGACCTGCAAACGGGCGCGCTCATCGACGACCTCACGCGGCAGTTCCTCATCCGGCAGACGGCGAAGGGACCTCCTCACGCGGTGGCGTCCTACCTCTATCGCACACCAGACACGCGCAGGGGCAGTACCCTTCCGCGCCTTTTGGCGCGCATCCCTGGGCGCGAGCAGTCTGTATTCGGCGACCGCCAGGCAGACAGTGACCTCGGCGACGAGATGCAAAAGACCATCAGTGTACCGACGTTCCGCACGATGTGCGTCCACCAGGGTCGGCTCGTCATCGCCAACACGCCTAACGACCCCGGACTGGTCCGCATCTCGGATGCAGGGTTCCCCGGCACGTTTCTCGAAGACGACTACATCTACCCCGACAGCGGCAGCGCTGAGATCACGGCGGTCGCGTCGCACATGGGGCGGCTCATCGCGTTCTCGGAGCGCGCGGTCTACGAGATCGTCATCGACCCCCAGACAGGCGCACCCGCGAACGCGGTCACGCTGGCCCAGGGCATCGGATGTGCGGCTCCTCGAAGCATCCAAGCGCTGCCGGACGGGATGCTCATCTGGCTCTCGCGCGATGGCTTCTACGGGGCAGACCCTCGCGGTAGCGTGAAGCGCATCAGCGACGACATCCACAAGCAGCTCTTCTACGACATGAACACTTCGCGCTACCGTCGCGCGGTGTCCTGTCTCGATCCCATCAGCCGTGAGTACCACTGCGCCATCGCCCCTGCGGGCGACGCGGAAAACCGCATCATCTTCTGCTACGACGGGCAGAACTGGCGACGCCACGACTTCGGCTCGATCACGGTGAACGACATCGTCACGACGGACGACTACCGTCAGCTCGTGATGTTCGTCGGGGAGAACACGGTCACCGAGAGTCCGGTCAGCAACGTGTTTGTGAAGGACCACGAGACGCAGAACTTCAACCCTCCGCCGCGCACGGCTCTCTACCGCTCGGGCTGGTACTTCGGCGACGCGACCGGGTCGACGCCTGTGCACCTCCGCTCGATCTACTTGGGCATGGTCGACGCCTTCAACGAGAAGTTCACCATCCGGTTCTTCCGCAACAACTCGTGGAAGCCCGTCCTTGAGATGACGGACGTGCTCGCCATTGGTGTCGACGACGAGAGCGATGTGGTTCGTGACGTGGCGGGCTCCGCTATCGTCGGAACTGCGCGAGTGCACGAGCCTCGCCTCTTCTGGCGCATGGTTCCTGCGGGCCTGGAGAACGCCTACTCCTGGGCCTTCGAGATCGAGGCAAACTACCCCACCCGCATCAACATCGCCGCCATCTCGTACGACCAGAGCGTCGCGACGAGCGGCAACATCCGCGGGCGCTTCCCGCTGCGAGCCGACACATGAGCTACATCTTCCCTCGCCGACGCCTCCGCACAGGCGACATCCTCGACCCCATCGAGCTCTCGCAGGACTTGTCACCCGCGGCCGAGCGCATCAGCGGTCACTTGAACGCCCACAACTTCAACGCGAACATCGCGTCGACCCTCACCATCGAGCCGGAGGCGGTGACCGATACTCTGGTCTACAACCTTGCGGTTCCGTTCGGCGACCTGCACCCGGCCACGGCCATCCAGCCTTGGACGGGTTCGCCGGACGAGTTGATACCTGCGCCTACCACCGCGAACGAGAACGCATACCTCGTCCAGAACAGTTTCGAGTGGCAGGCCATAGCCGACGTGAACGGCGCAACGGCCCAGGTGACCTTTAGCACCGGGTCAGCTGTCCTGTGGGTTCACACCTTCGTGCAGTACCTCTGGTACGGGTTCTTTGACTTCCTCGACGGCTCGCCCGCATCGTTTCCATACTGGCAGCACGCCAGCGGAGCGGACCAGCGGGGCGTGAACTTGCAGTTCGCCATCAGGCTGGACGGCAGCGTTCTCGAGAACACCATCACGGGTATCGATGACGTGATCTACCAGGCGTCGATGCCCCTAAAGCCGCTCGAGCAGCGAAACACGGTCACGCCCGTGGTGCTGCCCGGACCGCATGACATCCGCAGCCAGCAGATATGTGCCATCGGTCCTGCGGCGGGAGGTCCTCGCATCAGCGCGTGCATCCCCGTGCAGGCGGGTGAGCACACCGTCGAGATCGTGGTGCGGCGCGTACCGTTGTACATCCTGTTCAGCGGAGTCTCAGGGACCTCTGACGAGAAAGACTCGATGCCCGAGTACACGAGCATCGACAACGTGTACATCATGAGCCGTCAGATTCTGGTCACGGAGCTCAAGACCTTCCCCGTCGACAGCGTGGTCTCGACGGACATCTCGGTCCCCGCCTTCGAGGAAGAGGACCCCGTCAGCAACACGACGATGTACGTCGAGCGCTTGCAGCCGCTCCTCGCCGCCTACAACGACGTAGCCGAAGGCAACCTCCAGCGCGGCGCGCTGATGCACTACCACCTCCCCCCGGTGCTGCGAGCGCAGGACACGACGAGAGCGCTCCTGACGACGGCGTTCCCCGGCGAGCTCTACAACTGCGTGTACCCCGGGTTCAGCAGTGCGGTCATCGCCTCGGCCAAGTACGACGCAGCGACCCCGAAGGTCGGTTGGTTCATGATCACCGACGGCACCCAGGACATCAAGGTCGCGTCGATCAACATCGCCCTCAAGCAGCGGGTGGTGATCCTGGCCAACCTCCAGATCGTGGACATCACGGGCGGCAAGATCGCCACCTACACCCCGTCAGGCGGAGGAGCTACCATCAACAAGGATTACTGCGGCGCGTTCGCGGTCTTCCGACTCATGTGGCGCATCAGCGGCACGGGCAACGCGGCGTGGCAGCCCCTGACAGAGTCGACCGCGATGATCAACGCATACTCCTGGAAGGCGGAGGCGCGAGGCCAGGGCTACGAGTTTGCCGAGGTCATGCTCCAGGCGCAGTTCCCTATCGGCCCTCTTGCGGCAACGACCATCGACGTGGCCGCCTTTGGGGCCGTCATGAACGCCAACAACGCGGACCTGACCCCGAGCCAGCAGAAGACCCAGTTTGCGGTCAGGCGTGGTAGCATCCTCACTCTCAGCTTGAGGGATTGAAATGGCGACCATCACCCCGCAGACGACCTACCCCGACGGCGCGGCGCTCGACATCGCGCTGCACAACGCGAACATCTATTCGGTCACGTCGGGTCGCGGCATCATGTCCGAGCCGAACGGCGGTCTCGAGCAGGCGAACCTCGTCGCGGGGTTCACCGTCCGTGCCGAGCACATCATGTCTGAAGAAGCCGTGTCGGCTCGGGCCGATAGCATGACGACGCCTATGGACATCTACAGCAACGGCTTCGGGATGGTGAACGACGACGAGGCCGGGTACGTCGCTGTCGCAGGGCTGGCCCAAAGGGTTTATATCCCGTTCAACATCAGCGCGCTGGTCTGGGAGTGGAGTTTTTTCATCGCCGCGTTTTGCCCCGCCATCGGTATTGGCGACACCGCGCTGCGCCCCACCTTGGACATGCGCGTGTTCATAGATGGGGTGGAGTACCCCGGGACACGTCGTACTGTCCCCGTCTCGGCCGACATCTTGGCCTCAACCACCACGTTCTTCGACTTTGAGCAGGTCTGCGCGAACTGGTACGACTTTGCGCTGCTCGAGGAGAACGTCGCGAAGGGATACCACGAGCTCTCGGTGAAGTTGTTCATGGAGCGGCCCATCGATCCCAGCACGGACCAAGCTCCGACGCTGACCGTCCAAGGGTCACTCTTCGGACCGGACCAGGCAGGGAACACCTACGAGAGCAAGATCCACACGCGCATCAGCTACGGCACCCGCAGCGCGCGCGCCATCATGTTCAAGTAGCCAGAACTGCGATATACTCGCCTCCGAGGTGCGTATGGATCCAGGGTCTGTTCTGGCAGCGGCGAAGCCCGTCGTTCAGGGAGCGCTGACCGCGCTTCCGACCGTGGCGAAGGTTGCTGGTGGGTTCCTCGGCGGCCCGGTTGGCTCGGCGCTTGGCGGTCTCGCGGGTCAGTACGTTGCAGGCCGCCTCGACCCGGCGATGAAGGCCCAGCGCGCGCAGCAGGCGAAGGACATCGCGGCGCTCCAAGGCGGCAAGCTCGGCCTCTCCGAGGCGGAGAAGCGTACGATGTTGGCGGGCGCGGCTCGTGGCATCCAGGCGCAGACGGCTGGGATGGAGGCGAACCTTCGTCGCCAGGCCGCCGCTCAGGGTGGCTTCGGTCGCTCCGGTGCCCAGACCAAGGCCCTGGGCCAGCTCGCCTCCCAGCGCGGAGAGCAGATTGCCCAGTACGCC